CCACCTTTGGTGGTTTGAGTAACCAAATGTTGAGTCCCAAGTCTCGTTGCTGGATATGATTTCCTCTCTGTAACCGTGTTGTTACCCAGTCCCAGAAAGCCACCTTTCTTCTTTATATCCCGTTCCACATGCGACATCTTAGGATCATGAGCACGATAATTAATCCTATAACCTTCCTTACCTGCTTCTACGTTATATGAGGTATATGGCCCAACAGGTACATTTACTATTGGAAATTTTTGTTGTCTGGAGATTATACCAATCATCCCTATATGACTAAGACCTAATACGGTTCCAAGACTTATAGCTATCCATTTTGTATTCATCATCATAAAATGAGGCTTAGTATATATACACGTTTCCACAAAAAAAGAGACCCCCAAAGGAGTCTCTCTTGAATAAAGGAATTATTTCCTTCTGTCTTACATAAGGTTTTGAACCTTAACACGACGGTAGTAACGGTTAGCGTTAGAAAGAAGTCTTCCAAGACCTTGGTTAGATACGTTACCTTCGGCAAATGGGTTTGCAACGATTCCGTAACGAGTCTTAAATCCAATTTTTGGTTGGAAGGTGTCCTGACCCACAGCACGAACCATCTGTAGTGGAACGTAAGGGCAGTAGAACAGTCCAGCGTCATAAGGGTTAGATCCCTTGTAACCGATTACATAGTACTGATCAGCACTATTGTTAGCAGCGAATGGGTCAATATAGACCTTAAACTTACCAGCCAATGTACCAGCAAATGTATTACCAGTGTCATCAACGTTTAAGTTAGCATTAAGTGCAGGTGTGTAATCTAGGATTCCAGCCATTGTCAATGCAGAAGCAACGTCAGCGGAGCAAAGGACAACATTACCCTTTCCACGACGAGTTCTTTGTGCGATCTGGTTTGCATCTCTTTCGATCTGGAACAGAAGTCCTTTGAACTTCTCAACAGACCAACGACCATTACTATCAACGTCTAAGTCGAAAGCACCAGCAGTTGCAGTATTAACAGTTGCACCCTGTTCAGCAATCTTGTAAATTGTACGGATAACTTCACGGTTGATCTCAGCAAGAATCTCTGTTGAGAGAATGTTTGCGAGTTCAGACTCAGCGTTAAGTCCGTGGATTGCCTTAAGGTCTTGAGCAAGCTCTAGTGAGTACTCAGCCTTTAACGCACGAGATTTCGCAGTAACTGTTACTTTCTCGATTGAGAACGCCATTTCTTGGAAATGGTTAGAAGCACCGTCGCCTAAAGCTTCGGAGTCTCCTGTTCTCATACCTTGTCCTACGTCGTAGGCAGAGGTTGTTGCAGAACCAACTGGGTTAAGAACAGATGGGTTAGTACCAGACTGTGAAGTAGTACCGAAACCAGCAGCGGTGTCTGTGAATCCTCCTGTGAGGTTCTCAGCGCTGTTCTGTCCAGAGAATGCTGAATCTGGCTCATCGAATAGAGCTTCAGTTCCACTCTGATTCGTGTAGCGAGAACGCATTGCGAAGATTAGTCCAGTAGGACCACTCATTGGTTGTACGCCAGCAAGGTCATAAGCGACCAAGTTAGGCATTGCACGACGGATCAATGAGATCAGTACGGGGTCGAAACCTGCGACTGGACCAGCTGCTGTTGAAGAACCACTAAATCCACCTGTTCCAGCAGAGTTAGTAGGTGAAGCTTCTCCTAAGAATTCTTGGTTCTCACGGAGCATTTGCTCTTGGTTCTCAAGAAGAACAGCCGTTACATTTCTACGGTGTGCATCTTTGATTGGATCTACTCCATCGTAATCGAGTAGAGGGGCCCACTTTTCAGTCAGGGCCTGATAGTTGATGTTTTGTTGCATTAGGAATGCCCTTTAAGGTTTTGTAGTTTAAAAACTATTAAGTCAATTTTTAGGTTGAACAGTTGAGAGTGCAGCAAGGTAAGTGGCCATAGATCCCGAAGGGGTTTCTATATGCTCAGCTTCTTCCTTTAACTCCTGAGTCTGTCCGTCCTTTGCAGAACCAGACTTACTTCCGAAGTAAGACTCCTTAAGTGTCTCTAGTTTTGCACGATAAGATTCTTCACTTTCAAACTCAACACCTTCAGAAAGATTTACTAGTTTATCCTTTTGGGATACAGCAAGTCCTTCTGCAACATTATTAAAGACAGTTTGAGCAGTACTCTCAGATAATCTCTTATTGAGGGATACGTTCTTTTCTATCTGCTCGTTGAGTTTCGTCTCCATTTCATCAAGCTTGTCTACCATGCTCTCAAGTACATCATATTTATCTTCAGGTAAGGTTACATAATGTTCTTCAAAAAGCTTTTTCATGCCGTCTAGGAATGATTCAGTCATTTCTGACTTGATGCCACGCTCAACTGCGAGTGCATTTTCTTCTAACCATTCTCCAGAAACATATTCGAGGTATGAATCTAGACGCTCTGTGAGTTCTACTTTTACTTCAGCAGTTTGCTCTTCAAGCTTCTGTGCGTACGCCTCGTTTAGTTGAGTTTCGATATCTGTAATCTTAGCATTGATAGATGCCTCGAAGATTACCTTTGCCTTTTCTTTGAACTCTTCAGAAAGTTCTTCGCCAGCAAGAAGTGCATTAACATCTTCTTCTATAGCAGCGTTTAGGTCAACTTTTTTCTCGTCCTTAGATACTGTCTCATCTTCAACGATGGCTTCCACCTTCTCGTCTTCTGTTGATTCAGTTTCTTCGTAAGATAGTTTTCCTTTACTTGCAGTTGGCATGGCGTCAGCTTTCCCAGCTCCTTTGTTTACTACGTCTTTAACTTGCTTAATCGTCGATGTAGGAGTCTTAAGCTTATTAGATTCGTCGTCAGGCTTAGAGTTCTGAGGGGTAGGACCTCCCAGATCTTCCACTGCTTGAGAACTTTTGACGTAATCAGGCGTAGAAGGCATTGGATCCCCTGCACCAGCGTTGGCGTTTACAGCAGTTTTGGATTGCTTTGTGCCTACTTCCATTTCTTGTAAATCTCCACGAGACATTTGAACTCTCCTCTAAGGCTTTAGTAGATATCGTAATCTGTATTTATTTATTAAATTAGAGATTTGATAGGAAGTTCTGGAAGATATCCAGCTTCTTCTCCTCAAGCTCTTTAGGATCAACAATCTTATTTATTGATTCTTGAGCTTTCTCTATTGCTTGTTCGACTACCTTCTCAGGCTCTTTCACTGCAACTGGTTCTGGAGATTCCTCCTTGACAACCAATTGAGCTTCACGAGCTCTAAGTAGGCCAGCTTCCCAAACCCAATCAACTCCCTCCATGATGCCGTTTACGAAAGCATCTGGAGCGGATGGATCAGCAACAATGTCTGCTGCTGTTGCGAGCATGAAGTCTTCACCAACGACTTTGTAACCTTCGTTAGTGTCTCTAAGAGAACCCATGCCTCTTGATGAAACTCCGAGACTAACGCCTTCATCTAAAAGATTCTTAGCGATAACCCCCATTGGAGTTTCTAAAAGCTTTGCTTTACCTACAAAATTATTTCCTTCCCTATGGAGATCTATAATTTTGTGAGATACTCTGTCCAAATTTACAGTTGGACCTTCTGGATGACCAAGTTCTCCCAGAGCTCTGCCCTTTCCAACGTATGACTCATTGTACCTAGCAACTTCTTTTTCAAGAACTTCCGTAGGATAGAAACGACCATTCCTGTTCTTAAGGTTTCCTTGTAAGAAAATACCCTCAATGAACATATGCTTCTTGCCGTCTTTTTCTTCAACAAGAACCTTAGCGGTTTCGATCTCTTCTCTAATGAGTTTCATTTTTTAGGCCTCTGGTTTCTCAGTCTCAGTCTCAGTTTCCAATTCAGCACTAGGGGTTTCAGAATCAACTTCCACTTCTGGAGTTGGTTCTTCTTGACTAGCTTCAATTTCCGAATTGTCAGAATCTGCATCAACAGTTGTTTCTTCAGGTTCGCCATCAATCCAAGGATTGGGGCCACCAAACAAAGATGAAGTTACTGCTGGTTTAACAGCATCGATATTATCTGATGATTTCGCATACAGAATATCCTTAATCTTCGAGTGAATGTCCGTTGGAGATTCATTTTTCGCTATCATATCAATTAAATCAGAATCACTCATAACAGTAAATATAAGATTGGACTAAAGATATTTATATCTCACCACCTTTAGGCATTTGAGGAGGTGGAGCTTGTTGTGCATTTGGATCCATTTGTGCATTTGGATCAAGCATTCCGCCAGGTAATTGAGCATCATGAATACCCATTCCTAACTGTTGTACTTCCATAGGATCCATGATAGTACCATCCTTAATTTCCTTCTCCATCTGCTTATCCATTTCTATAATCTCCTCATCCTTTTGTTTGAGGATATTACGTCTTACATAATCAGCAGAGAAGTATTTGCCAACATAAGGATCAACTGCAGCAACTACACCAAGTCTTTCATTGATGAGTTCAGTCTCTTTAAGTTCTGCAAAATGATTATCATATACAAAATCAAACTGTATGTGATCTGCAAGAACTTCCCAGTCTTCTGGAGTAACTATGTTCTTAAGGATTAAGTTGGTCTTCAACATGTCAAGGAAGACAGTTGCAAACCTCTTTCTCATTCTACCAACAAACTTGGTAAATTTAATTTCATCCCTTAAGATCTCAGAAGACCTTCCAAGATTAAATCCTTCACCTGAACCAGCGATACGTGATTCGGGAACTCCCAATGAACGATAAAGTTTCTTTTGGAAGTACTCAATATCAGCAAGTTCTCCAAGGTTTTGTCCGCCTGGAAGAGTAGTGATCTCAGTACCCCTACCACCTTCTCTACGTGGTAACCAGAAATCTTCCAGCATACTCATATGCTTTCTGTCATCCCTGATCTCACCAGTTGATGCGTTATATACTAACTTATTTCTATAACGGTTCATAACCTCTTTGAGGTATTGTTCCGCTTTAATCTTTGGAAGATTACCTACATCAATATAAAAGATCCTTCTTTCAGGAGCACGACTCAACCTGTAGATAACAAGGGAGTCCTCAATCATTCTTAACTGATTAAGTGCCTTAATGGACTTGTTTAGATAAGAAAGAATGGTATTCTTATTTCTATCTACTAAACCAGAATGAGCGAATGTAACGGAATCTGGTGCAAGTTTTACTGGCTTTAATGAACTCTTAAATGGTTGTCCAATACCACCTACTCCAGCTTTATTAGCATTAGTGCCTGGATCGTAAAGATAATATTCTTCAATCTCTGGATTATCTACATTTTGAATTTGATCCTGATTAACTCTTTGTATAGCCCCTGAAAGAGTCTTATCCTCTTTCAACTTTCTAACAAATTTTATTTTAAGTGGATCTATATTTCTAACTTCTTGTATTCCTTGTTCTGGTTTTTGTATATCAATGACTTTGTGATAAAAGATTCGGCCATCAATATACCAATTACGCAAAATCTCATGACACTTCTTATCGAAGTTCATGAGTTCTTTAACGGATTTAAATTCTTGTCTGATTAATTCCTTTAACTTATCAGAGCCTGGAGTATTCTCCAAGTCAATCTGAACAGGAGAATCATTCTGATCGGAAACAATCGCTTCGTTTATAATATCTTCAATAGCATTATCCACTTCGGGATGTAATGCCATCTCTCTATATCTTTTGATTAAATCAAATTCAGATTTATAGACACCATCGATATCTACATACTGCCCATAAAAACCACTAGACACATAATAATCCGAGGAGTCTTCCTCGGATTTAGGCACAGGAGAAATGACGGTCTTTGCAGACTCGTCATCCTTCTGAATTTTAAAACCAAATAATTTAGCCATTTAATCTCACAACTGGGCCATTCCCAGTTATTTATTACAGCAGAAAATCCTTAAGCATTACCTGTATTCTTATCCGCTACTGTAGCAGACTCAGTATTGAAGAGATTGTTCTCATCTCCATCCCAAGCATCCCACCATTGAACCTGTAGATCAACTGTGAATTCTTCGATACTATCAGCAGAATCGTAAGAAACTTCTATAGCACTTACATTCGTTGGGAATACCCCATTGAACATATACTTCTTAAGTACGGGAACTTTATCATTACCCTTCGGAATGTCTGTCTTAATAGTACCAGCTTTATCCTTTTTAGTACTTTGAGTATCATTTCTACCTAACTGGAGAACGTAAGCATTTGTTTGATACTGTGTAGGATTGATATAACCCATTGCACTATCATGCTTATTGATTCCATTCATCCACTGTTCAAATGCATTTCTCAAGTTAAAGGAAACGTCATTGATAACAGTAATTGTCCAGACATCAAATGTACGATCACCAGCGATCTTAAGATTCCTTCCTCTGAAAGGAACATCGATTACGTTGATGTTTGAGGCAGGCAGTGCAGCAGCCTTAACCATGAAGGATGAGAAATCATCCAATGAATTCCCCTGCACATAAGATGGGAAT